ATTGATTTTCTGCGCCTCGGCGCTCTTGCCCGTGGCACGTGCCGTTTTCACGTCCCAAAGTTTCGGGGGCACGTCCAGCTTGCAGCTGAACTGCTTGATTTCGCCGTCTACCGTAAGACGGCACATCAGGGGGAGATAGCCGTTGGCTCTCTCGCTGCCCTTCTTCACGTAGAAGAGGATTTTGAAGGTCGATCTGCTCATACTCGTTTTCATACTTTTTTGATCGTTACAAAGTTAATATCAAGCGAGTTGTCCTCAGGTATGAAAAACTGTGCAAATTACTGAAATAGAATCTGTTGTGCCGTTTCTTGTTCCTGTTATATCAGTAACGATATGGGAACTGAAGTCTTTCGCAGCTTTTATCGGACCTCCTTTTTCAGCTTATGCAGTATTATGAGTTAAACACCTAACCACTTAATAGACTGCATTTTTGCTGTATTATCATCAACCTTGCTTTTTCTTTCTGCGTTTACTTTAAAGATATAGACCTTTGGACTATTAACCCAGAAACAGGTAAGAAGGTAAGGGATGCAGAATTAGTTATCGGTGCAGCCTTTGATGCAGCTTGGAAGTATCTAAAGAGTATGAAAACTCAAATAGCATCTGCTAGAAGAAACGAACTGGATAATAACAGAATATCTATCGGGCAGCCTTACTTTGGCTATAAGAGATATGAAGGCACTGATAAGAGTAAGAAGAACCAGATAGTAGTTAATGAAGAAGAAGCAGAAGTAGTACAGGCAGTATATAATGAATATCTAAAGGAAGGTGCTACTTTAAAGTCTACTGCTTTGGCTATTACTGATAAGTATGGTGAGAAGCTAAATAGGAAATTCTCTTTAGGTACTATCGAACATATTCTTACTTATGAAAGCTATGCTACTGGTATTAAGAAGGTGAATCTTAAAGACCCAGATACTGACGAAGTAGAAGTATTTGATGTTAGTACACCTATTATTATAGATAAGGAACTATATGAAGCAGCTACTAATAAGAGAAAGAAGAATAGGGTAAAGGATGAACCATACCCAAACCAGCAAGTATATCTGTTATCTAAGCTGATTAAGTGCCCAGATTGCGGATATACATTAACACCTAGAAGGAAAGCTGGTGAATTTGGGCAGACTTATAGATTAGTAAATGGTAAACCTGCTGTTAGTTGGCTTTGTATGAGTGGTATTAACAATATTACAGACTGTACTAATAGAACATCTATAGCTAATGAAAAGCTAGAGCCTATTATATGGGAATTGGTAAAGAAGGAACTGATAGGCTATGCTAATATGAATGATGAGAAGCGAGAAGAGCAGATTAGAGAATGTGAGGAGAAGATAGAATACCAGAACTATAGTATTCAGAACTTCACTAAGGAGATAGATAAATTAAAGAAAAGACTATCTACAGCCTACCAATTCTCTATTAATGCTGCTGAAATGGCTGGGGATGATGAAGATATGAGAACTATGGCTATGGAAGAATTTAATAGAACCGCTAAGGGTGTTAGGCAGGAAATGAAGAACTTTGAGAAGTCAATAGAGCAGGCTAAAGGTGAATTAGAGAAGCTAAGAGATTTAAAGACCTTCTATAGCCAGCCTACCTTACCTAAAGACTATTTAGAACAGATAGAAGGTAACTTCACTGAAAAGCGTAATCTAGTGAAGCAGCTTATTACTAAAATAGTACCTTATAGAATCACTACCTTTAAGAAGAAGGAAAGGGAAAGCGGTGTTAAAACCTGTAATAAGATGATTACCGTTAAGAATGGTGCTGTACTACTGGAAGTCTATACTATTGGCGGTGTTTACAATGTGTTCTATAATGCTAATAGCAAGTTCCAAGTAAAGACAGCCTACTATGTTCACGGTGAATATGCTACCTTTCAGAATGGTATTAGAAAGTTCCCTGCTTATGATGAAGGTGAGTACTTTGTAATTAATAATGCTAATATGGTAATGGAAACGGATGATATAGATGAAGTAGTAACAGTGAATGAGTTTGTAGATATAGCTATAGCTAATAATTGGGTTATAGAATACCAATATATCTAGTGACAGCTGAGGAATCTTATTCACGCTGTAAGGAGCAAAAACCATTAATTATGACGGCTATTTGCTCCTTTTTTAGTAACTTTGTCCGATTAAACTGTAGATGGATGAAACCAATACTGAAATATAGGGGTGGTAAATCAAAAGAATTATCTATGTTATTGCCTTATGTACCTGCCTTTGCTGGAAGGTACATAGAGCCTTTTATGGGTGGTGGTGCTATGTTTTTTCATTTGGAATTGCCTAATTCGATTATTAATGACATTAATGGTAGATTAATGAACTTTTATAGAGCTGTTCAGTTTCAGTACCCTAACCTTAAAAAAGAATTAGCTGAAATAGAGCAGTTATACACTGCCAATAGAGCTTTATTTGATTCTTTGAAGAAAGAATATCCAAATGAAAGAGTTGAGGATAATAATGAAGCATTATATTATCGACTAAGAGATATGTATAATGAACTAACTGATTCTGAATATTCACAGGCAGCTTTATATTATTTTATTAATAAGACTGCTTATAGTGGTATGATACGATACAATGCCAAAGGGGAGTTTAATGTACCTTACGGGAGGTATAAGAATTTCAATACTTCACTATTAACAGAGAAACACCATCAATTATTAGTTAATACAGAAATACATTCTGGTGACTACAGAGCTATTTTTGAAATGGCTAATGTGGATGATTTTCTATTCTTAGACCCTCCTTATGATTGTATATTTTCCGATTATGGCAATGAGGAGTATAGGGATGGTTTTAATGAACCTTATCATAGATTATTAGCTGCTGATTTCTTTAATCTAGATTGTAGAGCCTTATTAGTAATTGGTGGCACTTCGCTTACTAGAGAATTATATAGAAATCATATAGTAGCGGAATATGATAAAAACTATTCTGTTAATATAAGAAATAGATTTCAAGCGGAAGCAGTACATTTAATAGTAACTAATTATGGTAACCCTTAGAAGTAGACCAGTTCAAAGTAAAACACTATTCTTTCCAACTTCACCCAGAACTCCTTTTAAGATTATCCCAGAGATAGCCTTATTAAATGATGAACTGGCAGGGGAAGAATGGAACCCAGATACACAAATTAAATTCTATAACCTTCTAAGAGATAGGGACTTTTTTGAAGGAGCAGAAGCTAAAGATAAGGCTTTTGCTGCTAGAGATAGAGTGAACAGAGTACCTAAAGGATTAGGCTTTGTTACTATGCCTATAATTGGATTATCTAATGTTGGTAAAGAATTTTTAGAATCTGATAACAAAGAAGAAATATTGCTTAGGCAGCTTTTGAAGTTCCAGATTCCTTCCCCATATCATCCTTTAGGTAAAAAGGCTGTAGATTATTCTGTAAAGCCATATTTAGAACTGTTTAGGTTAATCCGAGATTTAAAAGAGTTGAAATTTGATGAACTGCAAATATTTGCTATGCAGTTGGTAAATTATTCTCTTTATGATACTATTGTATCAAAAATCCTACGGTTTAGAGCAGATAAAGAAGCCTATACTGGTAGATATAAGGAATTTAAGGATAACATATTTTATCAAGAGGTTTATAACATTTATAAAGAAGATATTATAGCAAATAATTTACATACTAGAGAAAGTAAAACAGAAACAGTAGAAGCATTTATAGCTAAGAAAATCAGCAACTTAAAAGATTATGCTGATGCTTGTGTTAGAAATTTACGTTCTACTGGATTGATAAAAGTAACAAGTATTGGTAGAACTTTATCAATTATTCCAGAACGTATTAAAGATGTAGACTATTTCTTATCCAAAGTGAATAGAGAACCAATATTTATAAAAGAGTTAAATCAATACCAAGCATACCTTTGGAATCCTTCTTTACCAGTCCTTTTGACAGATGATAGAGCTTCAATACTAGATAAGCTATTTTCTGATTTTGGTATTACTGCACCTTCTTCTTTATCCCTTAATAAATTAAAGGATTTGCTTAATAAACAAATAAAAGAACGGCAACAAGTAAAGATTGGGGAGCAAATTGCTAAGTTGAAGGATTATGAGCTTTATAAAGATATAGAAGCGACCTTTGATACTTTAAATAGTACTTATGAACCTTCTTTATTCTTCGAGTGGAATACTTGGAGAGCTATGACTATGTTGGATGGTGGGGATATAAAGGCAAATCTTAAATTTGATGATGAAGGTAACCCAATGAATACAGCTTTAGGTAATATGGCTGATATAATATGTGATTATGGGGATTTTAATGTAACTGTAGAGGTTACTATGGCTACTGGTGCTTTACAATGGAAAATGGAAGGAGAACCAGTACCAAGACATATAGGACAAAATATAGAACGTACTAATAAGCCTACATACTGCCTATTTATAGCATCTAAAATCAACCCTGCTACTATAGCTCACTTCTATACTTTATATTTAACAAATGTTGCTATGTATGGAGGTAAATGTAGGATTATACCATTAGAACTTAGCACCTTTAGAAATATGTTAAAGGCAGCCTTTTATGCTGATAATAAACCTAGCCCTACTGATATTAGGAAACTTTTTGATAATGCGGCTGTAATGGCAAAGGAATGTGTTACTAGTGATGCTACTGAAAAAGAATGGTATGATAGGGTAACTAATTATGCAAATAATTGGTTGTCTGGAGCGTAGAAACAACAAACCCCAGCCTACCAATTAAAGTAAGCTGGGGTTCTTTATTATTTCATATCTTCTATCTTATCCAGAAGATTATTAAATTCAGTTTCAATCTGTTCATCAGTAAAGTACATATTGCCTAATGGATGCTCAAATACTATTATCTGTTTGGGCAGACCATTTAAAGTAAGATTCACTTTATAAGCCTTAGAGTTGATTCTAGGAGTATTAAATACATCTTCCAAGTGAACTTGAATAGCTACTGTAGCTACTTCCAGACTATCTATAGCAGTCCTTCTTTCCTGCTTAGACATATCTACTAGTTTCTCTATTACTTCACTACATTCCCTATTTAATCTGGTTATATCGAAATGTGCGTTATAAGCACTATCTTCCATTATTTCAATATTAGTGGCTGTAGGATATGTTTTAGTAATGTATGATTTAATAGGTGAATCACCACAAGCTGTTAATGTTAGTACTGCAAATAATAATAGTAATAATTTCTTCATAATCAATAAATTTAAAGTTTGAGCAAATATAGTTAATTCATCTTAGACCATCCACCATTTACTAAGGTAAATCTTTGAGCCTTATTAGAAGGAATCATAATAACCTTCTTATAGTAGCTACCGTTATCGGCTGCTGTAGTAGTCGGACAGTATTTATAATCTATAGTACCAAAGTTCCTAACAGTATTAGTACTATACCAATAGGCATTAACTTTAGTTCCATCTGTAAAGAAGTTAATGTAGTATGCTGTATCTGACTGGCTATCTTTCTTATCCTTCACTAAGGACTTATATTTAGATACTTCCATTAAGTGAGTATCATAGCCTTCATACTTAATATCTCTTACCTTTATTTCGGCTACTACCTTCTTATCCTTATAAGTAAAATAGTAGTCCACTGGTGCAAACTTATCTTCTGTAGGATGCAGATTAGTAGCACCCACTTGTATTAAAAATGATTCTAGTAGTTTCCTTCCATTTAGTTCTAATTCATCAAATTTATCCATTTAAGCTAGTAGTTTGTACTAGCCTGTATTCCATTATACATAAATCATTAGCCATTCACATTAACCATATACCATTTACAGGCTAATGGGTTATTCTTCCTTAGCAGGTTCTTCTTTAGTTTGTAAATCCTGCTGTACCATCTGTAACAGCCCAGCTACATCTTTATAAGGTTGCTGGACTAAGTAGTTAATAATTGCGTTAATAGTTTGTTCTGACATACGTTTCATTCACTTAGTATATTTAATGCTTCATCTGATTCTGATATAACTGCTTCTTCATCTACCCACATAGTTCTTATCTTTAATAGCCTTAATAACCCTATCTGTTTCTTCTGTGATATGTTGTTTAATCTCATTTACTACAGTCCTAATAAGGAAATACATTAGAACTGTTAAGAATGTTAGTAATACATAGGTTGTAAACATAGTATATATAGTTTAAGTAGTTAATAATCAAAGTAAAGTAAGGCTATCTTCACAGACTACCTTACTGAATGAATAACGAATCTCAATAATCTTTATGTTCGGATAATCTATAAGATAGTAAATCTAAATACAGAATTTGGTGTGTAAATAAATTGATAGAATCTTTGTAGTAGGATAATCTATAAGAAGAATCTTTGTATTAGAAGTATCTGTAGTATTATTACTTTGATTAGTAGTAAAATAGAACTAAATCACTCACTAACCAGAATGATAAAGCCATTCCCATATAACTCTTTATCATATTGCAAATGTAATAATAATATTTTACATATCAAAACTAAATTACAATAATTTTAATAATTCATCTAAACACTATCTTAGGTCTGTAAACTATGAATCCTTTTGTTACTTTGCTATCAATTCTCTTAGTAGATGCTTCACAATCAAACCAATTAGTTAAGTCGGTAGCTTTGACTTTATCTATAATACCTACAGCAGTATAGGCTTCACTTATCCAGCCTTTAATATCAGCACTACTATAGAATCCTGTTTTAATTCTCTTACCTAGTATTTGTGCTACTTTGGTATCTTTGTTCTTATCGGATTCCCAGTTAATTAAAGCTGCTTCTACTGCTGATTTTGAATATCTAAGGCTTCTAACCTTATCTACACCTAATCTATGATAAGCATTAACTATTAAAGGCTGTATCTTAGCTAAAGTATCAGTTTCTGTAGTAATCACCATCTTACTAATAAGTTCTGCATATCTAAGGAAAGCATCTTTAAAGGACATCTTCTTACCAGCCTTCTTCATTGAATCAGTAATCTTTTCTACAGTAATATCAGTAGTAAGCATATCATTCTTATTATATGCACTTCTAAGTGCTATACCATCTTTATAAATAGACTGTTCTAATCTGAATGTAAATAGGTCTAGCTTCACTAACATATCATTTACAAAGTAATTACCTTCCTTATCCAGCATTACATACTGACTATTAAGCATCTTCTTAGCCATTTCTTTAGCTTTGTCGCTGCTGTTATTGATAGCACTAATAATTTCATTAGCACCTTCTATATTATCATTAGTACGCTTTACCATATCTTCATAAGTAATATCCAGTTCTATATTTCTGTTTCCTGTAGTATTAAAGATATGTACCAGTAAGTTTCTAAATGGGTTTGATTCAGTTCTAATTCTACCTGCTATTTGGTATATATCAGTAGAAATATCCAGCAGGGTATTAGTATTAGTACTATTACTAACTACAAAGCATAAAGCCGAATCACTAAAGTAATCTGCACCTTCAAAGGATTTACTAGTAATGAAGGTAAACGGTTTATTCTCACTTCTACTATTAGTAATGGTATATCCTGCTAATTTGGCTCTATTACTTTCATTATCTGCACATACTATCTTTACTTCTTCATTACTAAGGTCACAGTATTGTAAGATGGATGCTATATCTGTAACCGAATTTATAAAGAAGAAGGCTTCATAGCTTCTATTACCATTTATTTCTATAAACCCATCTTTCTTATAAGCATTGATATAGTTAGCAGCCTTAATATATGGCTTATTAGTTAAGTCCAGTTTAACTATCATTGTATCAGTTTCATCCCAAACAGCTTCTATTTCTTCTACATCTGCTAAACAGCTAGGTTTAAAATCAGCTTGAATAGGAGTAGCTGACATAAAGCAGAATGATTTGTAGCTTCTAAAGGTACTTAATACACCATCTATAGCCTTACTTCTGTAGCTATAAGCCTTTAGTAAGATGTGATATTCATCTACCAGTAACCTGTAATCAGTTGGTTCTAAGTATTCAGCTAATTTACCTATCTTATCATAAGTACACATAATCTTCTTAGTTCCTTTACCTTCTGCATATTTCTTTAATTCCTTCTTTACTGAATAAGAGAACACACCGAATAATCCGAATACAGTTTGTTCTTTACCATCATAGTTAGTAATAGTAGCTACACCAGCTTCACTAAGACCAGTCTTATTAGTAATAAGTTCGGTAGTGGGTACTGCTATTACATAGTTTTCATTATTGAAAAGAACTATAGTAGTTCCACCACAACCAGTAACAACTTTATTAAAGATGCAGTTATAAGGTAAATCTGATAGGTTTAAGTAGCCATTGCTTGAATTGATTGATAATGTTTTCATAATAATTAGTTTAGATTAGTTTATAAAGAATCTGGAGTTTAGAAGCATCTGGAGTTTGAATTATGGGTTGTGACATTTTTGGGTATTCTTTCTATAGAAGATTGAGGTTTCGCTACCAAAATTTGTCACTAGTTTAGTATCTCTAAAGTTTGAATAATTTGGTTACGCTATCTGGGTAAGTAGAAATCTGAATAGATGTATATCTGTAGCAAATAATTTAAGTTTGGGTATGTAACTTTTTTAGTAGTCTTAAAGGTATAATTTGCAAATTTTGGTTACACTTGAAATAAAATAATAAGCGTATCACTACGCTTACTATTCTACGCTTAACTAACCCAAACTCAAAAATTATGATGAATAATTAACATTCAGTACCTAAAATATGCTCAAAAGGTACTTATGGTAATAACTTTGTGATTCTTAGAAGTGAATTAAGTGGAAGAACTGGCTAATCAGCTAGCCAGTCCACTTAGAAAATCGAATTAAAATCTATGTTTCAGTATGATAGTTTCCTTCATTTATTGTAATACAAAGATAGTGAAAGATTTTGACATATACAAATTAATTGTAACAAATTTTAAAATTTATATTGAGGGTGCTATAACAGCTATATTTTTGTATTACAGTATGCAAAGTGATGGATGAATGAACTTAAAGTAAAGTTTCTTATCACTTCTTTCCACTAGACCAGCTTCTAAAGCTGAATATACTGTATTATGTTGTACCCCTATTTCGTGAACTATTCTATTTAGAGATAGGTCTACAATATTGGATGCTATTCTAGACCAGCATTTGAATCGGATTAAGAAGCCGATTACTAATCTATCTACATCTGTATCTAACAGGCTGCTATCTATGGTTACAAAGAACTTGGTAGGTTCTGTATAGCTATACTTATTACTGCATCCAGTTCTATCTATTGTTAGGTTGGCTACTTCTTCAAACTTCTTTAGGTGGTTAAAGATGGTAGTTTCACTAACACCAGTTATTCTTACTATATCTTTAATAGTACTATCTGGATTCTTACTAATAGCTACTAATGTGCAGAAGTAAGTAAATGCTTCATTATTGGTTAATGCTTGTAATACTGGTATGCTTAATTTAATGTTCATAGTGATGTTCTTTTGCGTGGCACTCTTTACAGATAGACATAAGGTTATTAAAGTCAAATGCTTTGGCTAGTCTTTTAGTGCCAGTATAATTCATAAAGGAATCTATGTGGTGAATATCTTCTGCTGCATTAATAATGCCTTTGGCTAAACAGAGTTCACATAATGGCTGCTGCATTAGCTTAGCTAGTCTTAATTCCTTCCATTTGGTAGATTGGTATATCTTCTGTCTTTCTTCCCTGTTAAATGTTCTGGAAGGCTGCTTATTCGGTTTCTTTAGGTATGGCATATAGTTCTGATGGTATTATGTATTCACCTTCTTCATTCTGTACTTCCAATGGTGCTAATTTACTATTCATTGTATAGCTGGACTTCTTAGCATAGCATCTTATAGTATTGAATTGCACTCTTAGTAGTTCTAATACAGATTCTTCTGTTACATCTTCCAGCCCTACTTCCATACATCTTATTACTGCTTTCTGTAGGAAGTCTTCTACAGTCTGGGACATATAGATAGTATCTTTATAGTATGTGGTGTATTGCTTTACTAATTCGGGATAATGTTTGGCTATTATATCAGCTATTTTAGAAGCATTTCTATGAAGTGGCTTATCTATTACTGTATTGTAGCTGTACTGGTCATATTGTGGCTTCCAGTTAATTATCTTATCTGCTGTTTCTGTATCAATGTGAAATAATGCTGCTGCTTTGTCTAGTCCGTAATCATATATATACTGTAGAAGGACTGATTTAGGTGGTCTTATCATTCTTGAATTTAATGTACTGGTTAATTGTTTCCCTGTTATAATTGAAGAAGTCCTTTAGTATGGCTTCTATCAGTGGTGCTTTATCTGATTTATGGTTAGTATGTTCATCTATAATATCAATATTTCTATTAAAGAAATCTGCTATTATCAATCTTAGTAGTTTAGACCTGTCTTTGCCTAGTAATTGCTGTAGTTCCGTTAGTAGCAGGTCAGTATTTAGGTCTATTTTTGCTTTAATTTCTATTGGGTAATTACTTCTTCTTTCCATAGTTTAGCCTTTAATTGTATTACAAATTTACTAACATCTTAACAGACTTCCAAATAAATAATTCATATTCTTTAATAATTGTATTATAGTGATTATAAGTCAATTAGAGCCATTGCATAGCTTTATAAATTATAAAAATTAAATAGACTATAATATGATAAATTACACTATTCCAAAGGACATTGAAAAGGATGCTAAGGTATATATGCAGAATGTACTGGAACAGCTGGATAGTACTGGTATGTTAGAGAATGTGGATAGTGCGGCTTTAACAATGCTGGCTAGAAACTACAGTATGTTCATTAAGGCATCCAAACAGTTAGAAGATGAAGGTTTGACTGTTACCAGTGATAGGGGTAACATTGCACCGCACCCAGCTATTAAGATTGCTAAAGATGCTCAAACACAGGCTATGAAAGTTATGCTGGAGTTCGGACTAACAGCTAAGGCTAGAACTAAATTGCCTAAAATAGAACAGGACGGGTATAACCCATTTGAGCAGTTTATAAAGGAAGGAAAGGAAACTAGGTAATGAATACCAAACTTTACTATGAATATTGTAGTAGGGTTCTTAATGGTGAAATAATAGCTGGTGAAACTATTAAGCTGGCTTGTAAGAGATTCCAGAATGACCTTAAAAGGGATGATTTGGAATTTAAAGAGGATAAGGTAGATAGAGCCATTCTATTTATCAGCACATTGAAGCATTATACAGGTAAACATTCTGGTAAACCATTCACCTTAGAAGGATGGCAGCAGTTTATAATAGCTAATATAGTTGGATTCTACTGGAAGGGAACTACTACCAGAAGATATACTAGCAGCTATATAGAAGTAAGTAGAAAGCAGGGTAAGACAGCTTTAGCTGCTGCTTTATGCTTGTATTATTTAATAGCTGATGGTGAAGATGGTGCAGAAGTATTACTGGCTGCTAATAGTAAAGAGCAGGCTAAGATAGCCTTTGATATGTGTAGCAAGTTTAGTAAGGGATTGGATTCTAAAGGCAAGTATCTTACAGCCTATAGAGCTGATATTCTGTTTAACCTTACTAATTCCAAGTTGAAAGTATTGGCTGCTGATGATAGTAAACTGGATGGATTTAATGCCAGCTTTGGTTTATTGGATGAATATCACGCTGCTAAGAATAGTAAAGTACGTGATGTTATTAAGTCCAGTATGGGGATGAGGATGAATCCACATCTTTGTACTATTACTACTGCTGGCTTCGATAAAACTTTACCCTGTTACCAATTAAGAACCGTAGCTATAGAAGTGCTTAATGGCTTAAAGGTAGATGATGAAATGTTTATAGCTATCTATTCCTTAGATGCTGATGATGATTGGAGAGATGAAGAGAACTGGGTTAAATGTGCACCAAACTTGGATATTACAGTTACTTCCAAATACATTAGGGGACAGGTACAACAGGCAATAAATAACCCTGCTGATGAAGTTGGAGTTAAAACTAAGACTTTGAATTTATGGTGTGATAGTTCTAATGTGTGGCTACCAGAGGACTATATTATTAAGTGCAGTCAGGAAGTAGACCTTAATAAGTTTGCTGGTATAGATTGCTATGTAGGTGTGGATTTAGCTGCTACTTCGGATTTGACTGCTGTAGCTTACTTAGTAGTACTGGATGGTACTTACTACTTCAAAACACATTACTATCTTCCAGAATCGGCATTAAAGGATAAGGCAGATAAGGAACTTTACAAATACTGGAAGCAGCAGGGGTATCTTACTGTTACCAGTGGTAATGTTACCGATTATGACTATATAACTACTGATATGCTTAGATATGCTGATGTAGTTAATATCCAGTCTGTAGGATATGACAAGTATAATGCTACACAATGGGCTATAGATTCTACAGAGCAGGGATTACCATTAGAAGAATATCCACAAACACTAGGTAACTTTAATATGCCTACTAGAGAACTGGAAAGGCTGATACTATCTGGTAAGGCAGTTATTGATAACAATGAAATAAACAGGTACTGCTTTAGAAATGTTACTTTGAAGTCTGATTATAATGGTAATGTTAAACCGAATAAGGCAGTAGATAAGAAGAAGATAGATGGAACTATAGCAATGATACAGGCTTTAGGTATGTATCTGAGAACACCACATTACACAAATGAAATACTGACTATTTAATGGGACTTTTTACTAATTGGTTTAAAAAGAAAGAACCAGAACAGGAAACCAGAGGGTTATTCTGTGATTCCTTAATGTATAATATGAATGGCGGTTATACCACTAATAAGGCTATGCTGTTATCTACAGTCTACAGGTGTGTAGATGTTATTAGTGATGCGGTAGCACAACTACCATTAGAGCCATATTACATTAATGATTCTGGTTATAAGGAAAAGTTTATTAAGCATCCTACCTATTACTTACTGAACAAAGAGCCGAACAATAAGATGAGCAGGTTTACTTTCATAAAGACTTTGATAGTAAGTACACTGCTTAAAGGCAATGGATATGCTTATATAGAAAGAGATGCTAAAGGAGATGCAGTAGCACTTCATTATTTACAGCCAGATTATGTTACTATTACTGAACAGAAGGACGGAATTAGATATAGTGTTGTAGGTATTAAAGGACTTGTAGAGCCTTGCAATATGATTCATATACTGAACTTTAGTTATGATGGTATTACTGGAATTAGTACTTTACAACACGCCAGACAGACTTTAGGACTGGCTACAGATTCCGAATCACACGCACAAGGATTCTTTAAAGGTGGTGCTAATTTGGCTGGTATTCTTAAAGTACAATCTACTTTAACTGGTAAGCAGAAGGTAGATTTAAAAACTAGCTGGCAGACTGCTTTTAGTCCTACTACTGGTACACCTAATGGAGTGGCTGTATTAGAAGGTAATATGGATTTCCAGCCTATTACAGTGAATCCTGCTGATGCACAACTATTAGAAACCAGACAGTTTAATGTAATTGATATTTGTAGGTTCTTCGGTGTATCACCTGTAAAAGCATTTGACTTATCCAAGAGCAGTTATAGTACTGTTGAGGCTACCCAGCTGGCTTTTCTTACTGATACATTATCACCATTACTAGAGAAGATAGAATTAGAGTTTGAAAGGAAGCTGTACAAGCCTTCTGAAAGGAGTAGAATAGATGTAAGATTTGATACTTCTGTATTACTAAGAGCAGACAAACAATCTTTAGCAAACTACTACAATACACTGTTTAATATCGGTGTGGTTAGTGCCAATGAGATTAGAAAGCAGTTGGATTTACCTGCTGTAGATGGTGGAGATTCCCATTTCGTACAAGTGAATCTGATGGAGATTAAAAATGCTGCTAATAACATTCCATCTAATAACAATATAATCAATGATACAGACAATTTACAAGGGAACTGACTTAGTATTCAATATTAAGTTGGAAGATAAGGACGGTATTCCATTTAGGGTAAGAAACACTTCTGAATTTATACTTAGACTTTACACCACAAACCCAGCAGAGTTTATAGAATGTAGTTTTAAAGGTGGTGATTTGACTGGTATAGTAGAAGAAGATAGAATAGATAAGGCGGTTATTAATTCATCTGACCTAGATAAGCTACAATCTGGACTAATCTATTACAGCTACAGCTTTAAAAGTCCTAATGCTATGTTTAATGATGCTTATTATGATGAGGTAGTAAAGGGGCAGACTAATTATTATTTGAAGTAATGGAACTACAGAGAGCAACTAAAGAAGGAGTATTAGAACTGGATAGAATCAGTGCCAAGATTGGTAGTACAGTTAATGCTGTATGGGGTACTATAGAAGGTGATATTACTAAGCAGACCGATTTACAGGATGAACTAAAGAAGGTAAAGGATAGTATTCCTACTAAAGTTCCTGCTGATGGTGGTAATGCCGATACTGTAAACGGACATACAGTAGAATGTGATGTACCTGCTAATGCTAAGTTTACTGATACTGTTTATGATGATTCAGATATTAGAGAAGCTGTCAATATTAAAGTAGATAAAGTGGAAGGCAAACAGTTATCTACTAATGACTATACAACACCAGAGAAAGAAAAACTAGCTAGTCTTAGTAACTATGATGATTCCACACTAAGACAATATGTTACATCTTTAGAGGAACAGAACAGACTGCTTAAAGAGCAAGTAGCAGCATTACAGTATCAAATAGATAATACAGGTTGGATTCTATTAGAATAATAACAACACAATGAGAGAACTAAGAAACTGTAATGAAATTGTAAAGATGGATTCTAGGACTGTAGAAGGGTATGCTTTAGTATTCGGTAAGCAGTCTAGGGATTTAGGTGGCTTTACTGAAGTAATAGAACCTACAGCCTTAGAAGGTATTTTAGAGAAGTCTGATATACTATGCTTACTGAATCACAATGAGGATAGAGGTATATTAGCCAGGTCTAAATATGGTACTGGAAGCCTAGAATTAACTATAGATGAAACTGGACTTAAATACAGGTTTGAAGCACCTAACACAGCTCTAGGTGATGAACTGTTAGAAGGTCTTAGAAGAGGTGATATTAGTACTTCTTCATTTGCCTTTACTATCGGTAAAGATACTTGGACTAAGAAGGAAGATGGTAGCTATTTAAGAACTATCAATAGCTTCAAAGAATTATTCGATGTATCACCTGTATATAAAGAAGCATATCCAGATACATCTGTAGCATTAAGAAAGATGCAGGATTTAGAGAGCGAGGATTTAAAAGATTACTTCGCTGGACTTAGAAACAAGGTGGCTTAAATGAACACACTGGAACTACTAGACAAAAAAGAACTGCTTAAAAAGAGAGCAGAGGAAATTATATCTGGTGCAGAGAAGGAAGTAAGAAAGCTAAATGCTGGCGAGCAGGTAGAACTTGATGCACTTACTAAAGAAGTGGCAGATATAGATATTCAGATTAGGAAGATTGAAGAAGATAATCTTAAACAAACAACACATACAACTAATACTATGAAGGAAAAGTTTTCACTTTTAAAGGCTATCAATGATGTAGCCAATAACAGACAATTAGACGAGAGAGCACAGGAAGTAGTAACTGCTGGTATCGCTGAAATGAGAAAGGCTGGTCAGTCTTATAGCGGACAGATTGTACTTCCTATTGAGGAAAGAGCTGACATTAAAGCTACTGTAGCTACAGCAGGACAGGAGAATGTAGCAGAAGATAAGTTAGGTATTCTAGAGCCATTGAGAGCAAGTCTAGTATTAGCACAGGCTGGTGCTTCTTATATGACTGGTTTAGTAGGTAATGTATCTATTCCTGTTTATTCTGGTTCAAATGTAGGTTGGGCAGGTGAAGTAGATGCTGCTTCTAATGGCGGTGGTACATTCTCAGAAGTAAACCTAGAACCTAAAAGACTTACTGCTTATATCGACGTATCTAAGCAATTCTTAATTCAAGACTCTAATTCTGCTGAGGAAATGCTAAAGAGAGATATTGTTTCAGCTATTGCTAATAAACTTGAAGCTACTATTTTGGGTAGTGAAGCTGGTGATGCAAAGAAACCTGCTGGTATACTTAATGGTGTTACTGCTGATGCAGCTAATGTGACTTACAAAGATATTGTTAAGATGGAAGCTGATTTGGAAGCTAAGAATGTAAGAGGTAATATTAAGTTTATTGTTTCACCTTCTGCTAAGGCTGATTTAAAGACTACTGACAAGGGTACTGATACTGGTAAGTATCTGATGGAAGGTAATGAGGTAAACGGTTATCCAGTTCTTTGTACTTCTGCTGTTGCAGGTAAGGGTATTGTTTATGGTAACTTCGCTGATTTGGTTATCGGTCAATGGGGTGGAATTGATTTAACAGTAGACCCATATACACAGGCTGCTAACGGTAAAGTAAGACTTGTTATCAATGCTTACTTTGATGCTAAGCCTAGAAGGGCAGATGCTTTTGTGAAGAAGGTTTTAAAAGCCTAATTATAGTCTATTTAATAAGTAGTAAGCTATGTATATAACTTTAGAACAAGCAAAGAAACACCTGCTAGTAGATGAGGATTTTAGGGCAGATGATATGTACATTCTGGACTTAATAGCTGTAGCAGAGGATTCAGTATCTAAACATTTAGACATAGCTTTAGATGAATTAGAAGTAGGTGGTACTTTACCACCTGCTATAATTCACGCTATGTTACTAATGATAGGTAATCTTTATGCAAATAGAGAACCTGTTAGTTATGGTACAGTTGTTAAGATTCCCTATAGTTATGAATATCTGATAGGACTTTACCGTAAATACACAATTAAATGAGAGCAGGAACATTACATTATCCTATTACCATACAAGAACCTGTAGCTATTAAAGATGGCTATGGTGCTAATTCTATTGATTGGAGAGATGTTATTAGCACTAGGTCTAATGTTACTTATAACAGTGGTAATAGACAGAATCAGAATAATGAAATAGTTCATTCTTATACTGTAACCTTTACTGTTAGATATTATCATAAGGTAAATGAGAATATGAGAATCCTTTGGAATGGAAAGAAGTACAGGATTCTTAGCATAAATCCAGAATTATATAAGCAATCAACCACTATAGTAACTGAATTGATAAATGAATAACATAGAAGTAGATGCCAGACAGGTAGTTTCTATGTTTGCGGATTTGACTAGTAGGCAGCAAAGGCAGGTCTATAGAAGTGCTTTAAGAAAGGGTGCTGGTATCTTAGTCGGTGAAACTAAAAGACAGCTAAGGCAGACTTTAGGCAGGGCAGCTTCTAGTAGAAACTGGTGGAATGGTAAGACCTTAATAAGTGGAATCAAAGCTAATGCTGATAGAAACGGAGAAAAAGCTAAGGTACATATTATGGGTGACTTTAGATTAAAGTTCTTTGAAATGGGTACTAGAGTTAGAAGAACCACTGGTAGTAATACTGCATCTGTTAGAGGTCGGAATCCTATTAGAAGGCAGAGAGCAGCAGCCAATAGAGGTAGTATTAATGCAGCACATTTCTTTAGAACAGCTAAAGCCAATAAGGAAAGGGAAATCTTTGATAATATGGATAACCTTATAAGCCAGTCAATTCAGAGAATAGCTAATAGGAACAGACGATGAGTTTACAAGTAGGTAAAGCTATCTATAATATCCTTAGTAATGATGCAAAGATTATAGATAGTGTAGAACATAAAATTTACCCTTTAATAGCTGATACAGGTACTACATTTCCATTCATTGTTTATAGAAGAACAGGTATAGAACCATCTGATAGTAAGGATAGGTTTATATATAGTGAAAATACTTATGTGGAAGTGGTTATAGCTTCTGATAAGTACAATGAATCTATAGAAATTGCTGACTTGGTTAAAGATGCCTTACAAGGTAAGAAGGGTAACTATTCTGGTATTAACATACACGATATTAGAATGACAAATGCAGATGAAGATTACATAGAAGATACGTTCATTCAAAACCTTACATTCAACATAAAGACAAATGGCAGGACAAGTAATTAACGGTGGTGACTTAATGCTATTTATTGACGATAAGTCTATAGCATTTGCCACTAGCCACAAACTAAGTATAAATGTAGAAACAGTAGAAACCACTTCTAAGGATAGCGGTGGTAAATGGGTAGCTAAAGCAGCCAGAAAGATTAGCTGGAACTGTAGTACCGAGAACCTTTATTCTAATGATGGTGAAGGTATGACTTTTGACCAGTTATTTGATAAGCTGACAGCCAGAACACCTATTAAGGCTGTATTCTGCTTGGAGAAAGATTATTCAACAAAGAAGGACGAAGTGCCAGAAGGGGGATGGTTGCCAGCCACTACTGGAACATATTCGGGTAATGTTATTATTACAGCACTTGAAGCCAATGCACCTAATGGTGATAATGCAACCTTTACAGCTTCATTTGAAGGCGTGGGAGCACTTACAAAGGCTGCTACTGCTTAATATAGAGCCTTTATATCTCTAGGTTATGGAGGTGTAAAGGCTTCTTTTTTTAATACTTATTAATATGACTATTAAAGGACAAAACTACAAACTGAAATATACTCTTAGAGCCTTATTTATCTATGAACAGATTACAGGTAAGGCATTTGAGTTAAAGACTATCACAGATGAATATCTATTCTTCTACTGTGTCTTACTGGCTAATAATCCAGACAGTTCACTAACCTTTGAAGAACTGATAGAATCCATAGATGAAGATATGAGTATTATGCTGGAGTTCCAGAACTTCTTAAAGAAGGAACTGGAGAAACAACAGCTATTTATTACTAATAATGCAGATGCTAAAAAAAAGTCCTAACCACTAAGGAGATATATTCAACTTTAGTAATAGAAGGTGGACTAGACCCAGAATATGTACTAGACAAGATGCAGATGTATGAGTTAGAACCATTGATAAACAATTTACATAAGAAGGACAGGAATAGCTGGGAACAGGCTAGAATGATAGCTTATGTAATTGCACAATGTAACAGTACCAAGAAATTAAAGCCTACTGATATAATGCAGTTTACTTGGGATAATGATACTACAGAAGAAACATCTATTAGTAATGAAGATATTAAGAGATTGAAAGAGAAAGCTAAACAATATACAATACACAATTAAATATGGCTGATTTAGTAACCAGACTACTTCTTAATAGTAGTCAATTCGATAATAATATAAGACGTTCCACACAACAAGTACAACAGTTTCAGCAGGTAGGCAGGAATATCACAGCCACTATAGGAAGATTTGCTGGTGTTCTAGGTATAGCTATGACTGCTGGAGAAGCATTTAATAAGGTTCTTAATTCCAGTCAGACTTTAGGCGATATGACAGCCAGTAATATGGCTGCTTTAAAAACTTCTGTGGATGAGTTCTTTTATAGCTTGGGTAGTGGAAATCTATCCAACTTTCTTACTGGTCTGGGAGATATGATAGATAAGGCTAAGGAAGCTTATGCTGCATTAGACCAGTTAGGAAACACACAAATTAGTTATGGTGTATTCAGTGCTAAGAGCCAGTCGGAAATAGCGGATGCACAATATATAGCTAAGAATAAGTTTGCACCTGCTGACCAAAGGAATGCTGCCTTTGATAAATGGAGAATAACACTACAGGAACAACAAGCAGCTAACATTAGGTTACAGGAAGAACTTATTAATTCAGCATCTAAAGCTGTTGAAGCTAGAACGAATGCTAATATTACTGTAACTATGGAAGATATGCTTAAAGCATTTGAAGCGGATTTGTTAGACCCTGCTAAGAGGGATGAGGTTAAATCTAGGGCTAAAAATGGTACAGCTAACTATCAATCTAATGCTAAAAGAAAGGACTGGTCACAGGAACAGAAGGATGCTTTAGCTGAATCACAGAAGCAGAATCTTATTATTCATACTATGCTGGAAAAGTATAGTGATGATGAATTAAAGGATATAGCTGCAAAGATTCAGCAGTATTACCAGTTAAATTCAGCATTAAAGAGTACAGCCAGAGAATATAATGAAACTGCCAATGAATATAATAACAGTATGGCTAAGATGGAAGGTTTTAAGTCAGTAGAATCATTGGAAGGATTTAAAGTATTCACAGGAACTACCACCAATAAGACAGAAGTAAAGTTACCTGTAAAACCTGTTATTCCTACTGGTTCATTAGCAGAACTGGATGCACAGATAGCATCTTTAAGAAAGGAATTAAACCTAGCTATTAGTAATGAAGATAGGATAAGAATCAATGCTGAACTAAATGCACTTACTGAACAGAAGCGGGTAATAGAGTTCCAGTACAAATATCCTAATGCACCTACTGGTAAGTTGGATGGCAAACCTGCTGGTTTGGCTGGTATGGTGAAGCCAGAAATACCTACTTCACTTCCTAAATTTAGTAGCCCTATTACTAATAAGAATATCAAACTGAATAATGAGTATGCACAAAGTTTAGGTGCTATAGCTTCTATTATGGGTTCTGTAACCAATATGACCAATGAAGGTGCGGCAGCTTGGTTAAGTTGGGGTGCTAATTTGATTAGTGCTGTAGCGGCAGCTATCCCACAAATTGTAGCATTAACTACAGCCAAGAAAGGTGAAGCTATTGCCAGTGGTGTAGCCAGTGCAGCCCAAACCCCGTTTGTAGGATGGTTGTTGGCAGGTGCAGCAGCAGCGGCTGTAGTAGCAGCTTTGGCTAGTATTCCTTCCTTTAGTACTGGTGGTATATTCGCTGGCAATAGTACTATTGGAGATATGAACCTGGCTAGGGTAAATGCTGGTGAAATGATTCTTAATAACAGACAGCAAAGGAATCTGTTTAACCTGCTTAATGGCAATGGGATTATAGGTTCTGCTGGCGGTGGTCAGGTAGAGTTTAAGATTAGAGGCAAGGAACTTGTAGGAGTTCTAGCCAATTACAATAATAAAACAGCTAAAGTAAGATGAAATATACAGCACAATTCTATGATATAAATGAGAAGCTATACACATTGGAAATAGGTTCTGGAGAAGTGCAGAACATTACTTTATCTGCTACACCATTCATAACCGAGTTAGAAACTTCTGATTCACATCTATATAAACCTTGTAAGTATAGCAGTGCTACTATAGGAATGATTACAGACGATTATAAGTTTGATTTGTATAGTAGTACAGCACAACAGAATAAGGTAGTTCTTAGTAGTGCTAGTGGTATTGTATGGGTTGGGTATGTAACACCCAATCTATACAGTCAAGGCTATGAGAATGAATTAGAAGAAATAGAGGTAGAAGCCATAGATGCACTCAGCACATTACAGTATTATAAGTACACCACTATAGGCGGTAAGAAGAATATAGTTTCATTTACCCAGATTATAAACCATCTGCTTAGTAAATGTAATGCTTATAGTTCTTTCTATATTTCAGATAATACACAATTAAATGCTACATCTGACTTTTGTTTACCTAGTAAGATGTATATCAGTGAACAGAACTTCTTTGATGAAGATGATGAACCTATGACTATGCAGGAAGTTCTGGAAGAAGTTTGTAAATACCTTAATGTAACTGCTGTAGCTGATGGTGATAAGGTTTACTTCTTGGATTATGATGCTATTAAAAATGGAATCAATACTTACTATAGATTTACTTTAGGAACAGAAACACCTACTAAGGTTACTTTGCAGCAATCTAAGGAAATAGAAGCCAGTGATTATGTTGAAAATGGTGGTCAGTTATCCTTAGATAATGTATATAATAAGGTTACTGTTAAAGACAGTCTATACAGCTTTGACAGCATTATACCTAGTATCTGGGATGAGAAGTATTTAACTAACTATGGTGGTAGCTGGTCTTATGTGCAGGAAGTAAATGAAGATGGTAAAGGTGGTATGCACAAATGTTTCTTTAAGTATTTAAAGCATAAGAACTATACTTGCTATTACTATGATAAGAATACATTAAATATGGTATTAGAACCAATGGTGTTTAATTATGGTACAAGCCAAAACTTGGTAGGCGCAACTATATGTAAGGCTTTCTTTGAAAAGACTGATAACTTCAATAAGAAGTACAATGATATTAACTTTACCGATTATGTGTTATTGCATATTCATAACACTTATGACGGTCAGTTAAGACCAATGTTTGAATTGGCTGTGAATGATTCCAATGTGTCATTTATTGGTGGTTCTACCTATCTGATTATTAAGGGTAATTTCCTATTTATGGATAGGGAAGGTGAGATGTATATAATGCAGGGGTATAGCAATAAGAATGATGACTTCAACCCAGACAATCTATATATAGACTGTAAGTTAAAGTACGGTAATATGTACTGGAATGGTATACAATGGACTACTACAGATTCTACTTTTAAGCTTTATTTTGACAATCAAGGACAGACAGACCATTGTATTAACAGAAGTTTCCCAGTAAAGAACAATATTACTTGGGATATGGGGTTAGAAGGTGAAGGCTATGCTATTCCGATGCCTAGTACAAATGAAGTGATTATTGGCAAGCCTACATTTACATTATACCATCCGCACAAGGTGGATAATAGTTATAGATGTGATGCAGTCTGGTTGTCTAATTTTGATATACAGGCTAAAGTTCAGAACTTTCAGAAGAAAGCAGATAAGGATTCTGATACTGAATACAGCAACATTATAAACGAGGACTTTGTAAATGAGATGGATTCAGAAGAATTTGCTATATGTACTTGGGATAATAAGGAATGTAACTATAGTGCAGTTTGCTATAGTGCTAATGGTACTAGCTTTACTTATCTGGATAACGTATATAATAAGGCTACTAAGCAGATGTATAGACTGGAAGAGCATCTTATATATAGACTAGTAACGCAGTATAGTACACCTTCTGCTATTCTGAATCTGAACTTACAGAACAAGTTTAAAGTATATGCTACTATGACTGATAACCACCTTCCTAATAAGAAATTCATAGTAGACAGCATTATTACAGATTATAGATTAGGTAAGCAGGAAATACGGTTAATAGAGAAGAAGTAATATGCAATTTACAAGAACAAACATAAATAAGACATTTCGTAACGGTGTAGTTAATGCCAGTAATGTAGCTGTTACTAATGTTGGTGGGGGAAGTTCTTCTTTAAGTGGGAACTTTCTACCTGCTGTTAATAATGGTGATGGTTCATATACGGTGGATTTGTCTAAAGTATTATTTACTGGCAGCGTTATTAGTGAGGGTGAGGTTACAGCTTATGGTTCGTCTGATGGCAGTGGCAGTACTACAACAGGTGGGGTGACTATTATTGATGGTCTGGATTCAGTGGCTACAGATTGTGCCTTGTCTGCCAACCAAGGTAGGATATTAAAGGAACTGATAGATAATACAGCTGGTGGTGTTACTGCACTGGCTAAACTGACAGACGTATCATTATCCAGTTTGACTAATGGACAGATACTAAAGTATGATGCAGTCTTAAAGAAATGGGTGAATGATACTCTAGATAATACCAAGGTTACTTGGACTAATATAGAAGGTAAACCAGCAGACCTTACAGATACCAATATAGCCAAATGGAATGAACTGGCTAAGAATAATCACATACATACTAATAAGTCCGCATTGGATAAGATAACAGAAGCTAATATAACCAACTGGAATGATGCTAATAATAAGCAGCATACACATTCTAATAAGTCTGTATTGGATGGAATAACATCTGCTAAGGTTACTAATTGGGATGGTGTAGCAACTAACTGGAATAAGGCTTTTTACTTTGATTCCAATGGAGATTTGAAGGTTAAAGTAAATGTTATCGGTGAGAAGGAAGTTTCAGCCTATGGTGCAGGTGCTTCTGGTGGAAGTGGTAGTATTACTATAGTAGATGCTTTAACCAGTACGGCTACAGATGCAGCACTTTCAGCCAATCAAGGTAGGATTCTAAGGGAATTGATTGATAATGTTGGCGGTGGTGTAAGTAGCTGGAATGATTTAACAGATAAGCCAAACTGGATAACTGATACTAAACCTTCTTATAGCTGGTCTGAAATTGGTAGTAAACCTTCAACATTTACACCCAGTACGCATACACATAATTATGCTAGTACTGTTAAGGTTGGTTCAACAAGTTATAATGTTAGTGGAAATACTATCAGCTTACCAGCATATCCTACAGTACCTTCTGCTTTAAAAAATCCTAATGCACTTACTATTAGCTTGAATGGTACTTCACAGGGTGCTTATGATGGTAGTGCTGCAAAGAGTTTCAATATAACAGCAGCTAGTGTAGGTGCAGCAGCCAGTTTGCATAGTCATTCAATTAGTAATGTTAGTGGTTTACAAGATGCCTTAAATGGTAAAGCAGCTAGTAGCCATAATCATAATAGCAGTTATGTATCTGCATTAGGAACTAATGGCAATTACCTTACTTGGACTAAAAACGGTACTACTAATAATATTACTGTTCCTTATGCCTCAAATGCCGATACAGTGGATGGCTACCACCAAGCAGCATTCAGTATGGGCTGGACTGCTTCAACTAAATATAGGGTTGACAGATGGGGAGGTAGTACAGACAAGAACTGGAAGAAGATAGTAACCTATGTTAATACAGGTGGAGGGCAATATCAAAGCTGTAAAGTCAAAGGTACAATCTACTATATAACAGGTAATCACAATCAAGGGCACGTAATAGATATACCATTTGAAGCGATAATGTATGCCTATGGCGGTACTGCAAACTCAATGTTAAATCAAAGTTATCTATACCTTCCTCCTTATTGTACTTGGGATATGATTAGGATAGTACGATATAATAACAACAGTTGGGAGGTACAAGTAAGGCAACCTAGCGATTGGACTAATATAAGTCTTGAATATACAGTAACTAATAGTGGTGGTAGTGTATCGGCAGGTCAGTTTACTAATACTTCTTATTCAAGCACTGTAGCTAACAATTATAATACTAATGTTAGTAGACCTACTTCAAGTCGTGTCAGTAGTGCCGATAAAGTTAATAGTACATTGTCATTTTCAGCAGGTGGTTTTAGTACAAAGTCATTTAACGGCAGTTCCAATCAAACGGTTAATATTCCAACACATACCAGCCATTTGACTAATAATAGTGGATTCATTACTAGTAGTGCTAGTATCAGTGGTAACGCTGGTAGTGCTACAAAGCTACAAACAGCCAGAACTATTAATGGTACTTCATTTAATGGTACTGCTAACATTACTACGGCAAATTGGGGTACTACTAGAAGTATTTATATCCAAGATGCTACAGCTACTAATACCAGTTCGGCAGTTAGTGTAAACGGTGGTGGTAATGCTTATTTGAAATTACCAACTAACATTAAAGTCGGTACACTTACAGCTACAGGTGAAGTGACTGCTTATTCTGATATTAGGCTTAAAACCAGCATTCAGCCATTAGAGAATAGGGGTTACATTAAACCTGTTACATATAAGAAGGATGGTAAGGATAGTATAGGATTCATAGCACAAGAAGTAAGAGAATTATATCCAGAACTAGTTATAGAAGATAATACAGAAGATAAATATCTATCTGTCAATTATGCACAGTATGTAGCAGTATTACAAGCACAGATAATAGAATTGAATAACAGAGTTAAACAGTTGGAGAAATGGCATTATCAAGTACAGGAATAACAACAAGTCTGGTAGGAAATGCAATAGGGAGCAGCAGCAGGAATGTTGGTGCTCTATGCAGTTCCTCACTTATAAATGAGTGGTCTAAATGGAAACCTATATCAAGTAATGTAGGTACAATGACACTAGCGGAATTGAAGAACAGGAATTATGGTATAAGCATACTGTCAGCCAATACACCAGATTCATTGGTGACACAGATAAAGAATAATAGTAATCTGGGATATAAGTATAATAAACCTATAGGCGGTGCTAACAGTCCTTATAGGTTGGGAGATTTTAGAAACTATGACCATTCGGCAGCGATGCCTGTTGGAGCAAGCTATAAAAATGGTGACAGTGTTAATGTTGGTGGTGTTACTTCATCCAATCACGCAAGCTATGAGAAAGTATTGATGGGTATTGAAAATATGGATGGTGGGGATTCTGCAACTTATCTCAGTAAAGATAATCTGTATACAGTTTATGATAATAGTGGGAATAAGATAGGCTTAAAAAGAGGTGCATTAGTGACAGATGGTACAAATACAGTATGGTATAGTGATAAGCTGTACTGGTGGACTACACAGATGCAGAAGTTTAAAGGTAAAACAGTGACAGTATATGAGTTTTATACCAATGCAACCAATACGCCTACTAATGCTTATGTAGCTAATGCCAATGACAGGTTTTTAGCACTGCCAGAACCAGTATATACTATACAGGTTAAGAATGATGTACCAGCAGGAAGCAAGATTGTTAATACTATATGTACTGCCAAATTTACTAACAGTACTAACCAGTATGTAAGTTATGAAATTAAATTTAGTGCAGTTGGCGCGACTTATAGAGGTGGCACGATTACAAATGTTAGAGCAGTATTAAGTAAGGATAGAAATGGGGTTAATGTTATTGCAAGTACATTATTAAGTAATTCTCTCTATATTGCAGATGAAACAACTTCTCAAACATTCACAGGACAATTATATAATAGAGGTGGTTCAATGATGGCGTATTTGTTGATTTATTATAATAATTCAATTCAATACACAACTGGTATATTAGCCGAGATGCCAGATATACAGTAAGTACTTTAAATTTATTAAGACTATGACAAAGAAGATGAAATTAAATGTACAGTTGGTGGTAGCAGCCTTATTGATATTGGTGGGCTGTGGGCTACTGATTGCAGGATTTACAGTAGCACCATTAGGAATTATCCATAGTAGTGTACTGGTAGCTTTTGGTGAAACTTGTACCTTTGCTGGTGCTCTATTCGGAGTAGATTATCATTATAGGGTAAGACAATAAATAAATTTAGCCTGTAGTCCTTTATTGGATTGCAGGCTATTTTATTAGCTTTGCAGTATGGAATATATAGATTACTATTATAAGGAAATTCAGTATTATGCTATAGTTGAAGGTGACAGGTGTTATTCTGTGAAGCCAGATAAATTTGCTACTGTTTGGTTGGCAGGAAACTATGTGCCTACAGTAGACTTTGATACCTTTAATGAGCAGATAGAATTTGATGGGGACAAAGAAGAACTGTATGAATTGTGTTGCTATATAATATATGTAATGGAACAGCATTACTTTGTAAAGCTAAGACCTACATTAGAAGAATTAAATGCTGATAGTTTGGAAGGCATTACATTAAAATACAAAGACGGTTCATCCTTCACATTAAACAGCAGTAGTATTATTAAGGATGTTACTAATGCTATTGGTGCTAGCAAGAATGGGGAATATAAGGTAGATAGTATATGTAAGTTACCAGAAGTAGCTAATAACACCTACATACAAAGTATGTTCGCTGTAGAACTGGCTAACTTCCTGCATTACTACTTTCCTGTAAAGAGGAAGAAGGATAGTCTGGTTAGCACCAATGAACAGGATATGATTCTAAAGATTCTGCATCTATTTAAATTAACACCTTATTTAGTGAAACGAAGTCGATTTAGACAGTTATTAATGGTGGCTGACAAATTCAAGGAGAATCTAAGCTGGGTGAACTTGCAAGGTCAGTTATTACCTGTAACCTTTATAAAGTGGAAGCAGTGGAATACTAATAACTGGCTAGAAGTAGAATATGAAATGCTAAAAGAAGGTGAAACTGTTAGCTTTCCACCTTTAGAAAGTAACAATTAATTCTATGGTAGTCTGTTTAATGAGCTATAACTTTGCGGCATCTTAAAACTAAGACCCCTAGCTATAGGACTAGGTAATAAAGTAAGATGCAAAATCAAATTTTTATCAAAGGTCAATCTATTGACTTAACCGACCGCAAGGTACAGTGTGGAACATTCGGCAAGCAGTTCAAAAGTACTGCTAGTGTCGATGAGTACATTAAGATGTGCGATGACCGTATTAAGAGCTATGAGATGTATATCTCTAACCTAAGAGAGTTGAAGCAGGCTAAGTTGGCAGAGATGGCTAATGGGCACAAGGAAGAACTAAAGGCTATGCTGGCTGCAATGAGTGAAGAAGAAAGAAGTAATTTTATTAATGGTTTAAACGGATGAGTATGGATACACAAACAAAAGAATTAATCCAGCTTTGGAATTTATTGGAATTAGGGTTTGAATTACCCCTTAGATATGCTGATAAAGGAATTATTAATGAAGGTGAGGATGTAGTTATTAATGTTACTGCAATAGCTGAAACTGCTGAACAGTGGAATGAACCTATAGAGCCTAAACAGGTATCTATGTTTGAAGCTGCTGGTCTAGTAGCTGTAGCCAGTTTGGTTAATGATTATATGGAAAAACCTGCTGCATACAAAAGAGGTTCTGTTAATTCATTAGTAAAGCTGATTGGAGATAAGCTATTACAGACTTTTGAAGGGAAACAAGTTAAAATAGATTTTTAAATCAATAGCCAGTTATCGGTAATGGTAGCTGGCTTTAAATACTTATGGTGTATGATAGTAGATAGTATGACTTATGAAGAAATAATATCTGAGTTTAAGAAGGACTGGGGGAATTATTTTCCAAATGTTCTGCCTAGATTTATGAATGATAGCAAGTATCGGAGATATATGCTTAAAGAAGCCAAGGATAATGTTCCTGTATTCTTTAAACCAATAGAACTAACTAGTAAGAGAGGAAATAAATATATTTTACAGATAAACAGTAAAGGTAGGTCTGATTACAAAAGAGGTGGGCTAATGTTTTTATTGTTTATGTACTATCATAGACCAGAAGGTATATATGCAGTAATGAGATGTCCGCAATCTAGCTGGGATTTGAAGGAAGCATCTTATAATATCTATATTCCGCATCTGTTTGATAGGTACAGAGAACGAGAACTACAGGACATTCATAAACCAAAGATGCAGACTATTATAGAGTTCTTTAAGAATAACGGGGTAGGTAGATATATAGATGTGACTAATGATAAGTATGATGATAATATATTCTTCACTACTACTAATGGCGTATTACTAGGAGGTAAGTTAGATGATGGGAATACTTTGTTAAGGACTTATATAACCTTTGATATGCTTAGAGGTGAGCAGATTGATGATAAGGAAAGATTAATAGCTAGAGTAAAAGAGTATATAGAGAATGAACAGTAAACAACATTAAATACTAATAAGTATGAGAATATTAGAAGGAAAAGAATTAGAAGATGCTTTAAAGCAGATGCAAGAATGGGAAGCTAAGAAAGCTAAAGCTATTGAAGATGCTTTCCAAAGAGGGATAGCAACAGGTGAAGATATTACTAATTTATTATGGACTTATACAGATACTAATCTCAGATGGGAACTATTTGCAGACCTTGCTGAGAAGGGCAAACTATCTGATGAAGCCTTTAATAAAGGACTGGCTATAGCTTGGACTGAGGGCAGAGGTACAGGGGATTTTAGGGCTATACAATACTTTATGAGGTGTAAGAAGGAATTAGTGATGAATGAAGAAGAACTAGTCTATTATAATAGTTTGCCCGATAAGGTTACTTTGTATAGAGGTTGCAGTATAGAAGAGTATGAAGATGAAGATGGAGATAGCTGTTTCGGTATTTCTTGGACTACCAGTAGAGATGTAGCAGAGTTCTTTGCATTTAGAAATGAGCAGGAAGATACTGCTGTATATTCTATAGAGGTTGATAAGGAAGATATAAAGGCTGTATTCTTATCTAGGAATGAATTTGAAGCTATATGTTTTGGCGGTGATGAAGCCACTTTGGTTACAGATGAACCAACAGGACTATATACTAATTATATGGAACGAAAGAAGCAGGAACTAGATGAATTTATGAATAAGTAATGAATGAAGGGGAATGGGGTAATATTTTAAGCTGATAGTGCTTTAAACCCCAGCCTACCCTACTTTTCACGGCTGTAAGTTTCCAAATATGCAAAAGGTTGCATTATTTAACATTCTTCATAAATGATTGATAATCAGTCT